ATAAAAACTTACAAACGAAGCAAAACTTAATGACCCAAGTTCGAAGACAAGCAACCTGCGTACCTTTGGTTTTGGTGCGATCTCTGAGCCTCCGCCTCTTTTTAAAGCCGCAAACCAAAGGCACCAAAGCAAAAACACTCAAATGGCGGTGCCATTTTACAGCAGCCTGAGTGCGATCTTCTGCCAAAGGCGGCAAGGAACGGGGACCAAAGGCGCAGCGCACCGAGGCAAGGGGCCTACTAATGGGCCAGGGAGGGGGAGCGGTAATATTATTGGTTTCGCTCCCCCGCCGGCCCATTATAAATACGCAGCCCATCTAACGAGGGGTGGCACCGGCACCAGCGAAACCAGTAGCAAGTTTTCTGAGAGCATCGGAGCCACACCCATAGAGTAGTAGAGATGAGGGCACCTGCATCATCTGCAGCATCCAACCGTCCTGGTCCTTCAAACCATCCAACACCACGTTGGAACAGCAAGCAATTCTTCCTTACCTATCCACACTGCAACCTAACACCATCCGAGCTGATGAAGGAATTGTTCTCTCGCCTGACCGAGAAAATTCCAGGATACATTAAGGTATCCCAAGAGTTCCATAAGGACGGGGACCCGCATCTCCATGTCCTTATACAGCTAAACACCAAACTATGCACAAGGAACCCCAAGTTCTTTGATGTTCAGGGTTTCCACCCAAACATTCAGCCCGTCAGAGATGCTGAAAAGGTTTTCGGATACATATCCAAAACCAACGGTGACTCTGATGAAATGGGTGAACTCCAACTCAGGATCAAGAAACCCGAGAAGCCTACCCGTGATCAAAGGATGGCTATGATAATAGCCTCCTCCACCAATAGGAATGAATACCTGTCCATGGTCCGTAAAGAATTCCCATTTGACTGGGCCATCAGACTCCAGCAGTTTGAATACAGTGCAGCAGCCTTGTTTACCGAACCACCTCCGGTATATCAGTCACCGTTCCCAAATGAGCAGATCGTCTGTCCGCCGGAGCTCGTTGACATCATAGACCAGGAATGGAACCAGGTAACTACCGATTAAGCTTCACTCTTTCAAATTTCTTGAATACTTACAAACCAACAGTGGTTTGAATACAGCCTAACGGGCCGCGGAGACCACGAAGCATATACATCTGCGGCCCAAGCCGAACTGGAAAGACCACTTGGGCCAGAAACATCGGGAGGCACAACTACTACAACTCAACCGTAGACTTCACACACTATGACAAAGATGCAATCTACAACGTCATCGACGATGTGCCTTTCAAGTTCTTGCCGCAGTGGAAGGCGCTGGTGGGAGCACAGCGTGACTACATAGTGAATCCCAAGTACGGTAAGAAGAAGAAAATCCCTGGGGGAATCCCGTCCATCATTCTAACCAATGACGACGAAGACTGGATCAAGGACATGAAACCTGCACAAGTGGAGTACCTGCACGCGAACGCCCACGTACATTACATGTACGAAGGACAGAAGTTCTACGTCCTGCCGGCCGAAGAGTGAATCTATTGTTGTGTTTTTTTTAAGTGTGTTGCCCGCGGGCGCGCCCATAGCCGCCTGCTTTGCCCCTACCCCCCAAATTTATGTAATTTCTTGAGTTTGTTGTCGCGCATAATGCGCTCACATTATCATGTAATCCACAGGTTTGCAATATATAATAAATAAGTTTTTATTATTACTGGTTCCCCAGCACTTTGAAGTACAATCGGGTAGACCCTTGCATCATGGTGGTACAACTCGTGGTGACTGAGTCACCAGCAGGCATCTGCCGGGTATTGGCACACAGGTACAACGCACCCTTCTTCACGTCCCCAATTGCACCGGTAGAGGTGTTCGCCCATTCGGTCTTCACACGCAGCTTCTCGAAGAACTTGTTGCACTCCACCACATTATTAACAGGGGCGTATTCAACACCGCTGCTCTGTCTCTTGCCAACAGGGACGCCAGAGGACTGGTAGTCCACCTTCCATTTACGCTTAACTATGAACCTATGCACATTAGAGCGGGAAACCTGCCAAGTGTTTCCCCACTTCGGATAGGCCACGTCAAAGATGTCCGTCAGCTTCGGGACAACTCCAGTCGGGGCAGCATCATACACAAGCCAGAAGTTCACGCGGAAAGGCCCAACTATTTGGGCCGTAGTCGCACCAGGCCAGAGCACCACGTTCAATGACATCTTATAGAGCATCGTGGTATGCCGCGATCTCTGATCGTCTCCAGTCCCAGGGTCAATGGTGTTACACATGAAGATGGTACCGTCAGTAATACTGATAGGTCCGGAAGGGGTGGTCGCCGTGGCAGGCGTCTCCCATGCATAGGACCGTATCTGCAGAGGAGCCCGCTTCCCTACAGGGAAGGCCTTCCCAGTCGAGGCCTTATGCAGTTTGGCCCGAACGGCAGAACCGGCATCAGAACGCCGAAGATCTTTGCGCTTCTGCACCATTATGTACAACAACAGCAGTAGGACCTGTTGCAGCCGGACGAGGACCCGCGACGACGCCTGATGAAGTGTGCTGACTGCAATCAGTAAGGCACTCCTTAAGGAACAGTCGGTATGCTGCCCAAAGGCAACCTATGAGGCAAAGCACCGCAATAAATGCCACAAGTATACCATGCAGTGCACCATCATCAGGATGGCTAGGACGGCTACCATAGGGATCC